CTTGTTAGTGTTTTATTTGTAAGTGTTTCTGTTCCTGTTTTTGTAACAACAGATGAGTCTATTGCAACCGTTACCGTTGTTCCTGTAGCAGATGTATCAATACCAGTTCCACCAGCAATCGTTAATGTTTCTGAATCTAAATCAACATCAATTGTTCCAGAGTCAGACGTAACGTCCATGTCTTGTGCTGTTAATTGCGAGTCAACATATGCTTTAATTGATTGTTGAGTTGCAAGTGCTGTGGCACTATTACTTGACATATCGTCTTCATCAGCAATAGCAGTAATACCATCTAATAAATTTAATTCAGTTGATGTTGCAGTTAAGGCAACGTCTTCGTTAAATTTAGGTGATGTTAAAGTTTTGTTTGTAAGTGTTTGTGTACCAGTTAATGTAGCAACCGTACTATCAATAGCAAAAGTTATTTCGTTATCAGAAACGGTTGTGTCAACACCAGTACCACCAGTAAACGTTAAAGTTTGACCTGTAGTAAATGTATCGTTTGAACCACTATCAGCAGCAAGTGTAAAGTTACTTGAAGCTGGGGCAGCGAATGATAGGTTACCAGAACCGTCTGTAGTTAATAAGTGACCACTTGAACCGTCTGCACTAGGTAAAGTAAACGTAACACTATCTGCAACACTATTGGGAGATTTTAATGCTATAAAATGTGCACCGTTATTAGTACCTTCGTTGAATTTTATTGTACCACCAGTTGTGGCATTATTACCTACTAGTAATTCGTCTATTCTTTTACTAGAATCTACAATTACAGCAGATGAAGCTGTTAGTGTACCATGTGTGTGATCTAATAAAAGTTTATAATATTGACCACCAATTTCTATTGCGGCGTTTGATGTTGATGTATGATCTCCAATGAATAATCGTAAACCATTACCACCAGCGCCTGTACTGGCGTTTGATGTATCGTAAACGTAAGCAAGTTCCCCTTGCTCTAGTCCTGAGGGTGCCGATGACCCTGTGGATCGTTTAATCTTTATAATTGTTGCCATTTAATTCTCCCCTATTAAAATGTGCCACCGTTTAATATTAAATTTCCACTTTCAGTTTTTATTTCAGTTCTCGTTACAAATTTTTTACTGGTATCATCATATTGAATCATTGCACCATCATCTAGCGTTGACGCATTTACGTCACTCAATCCAACAAACTTGTTTACGTTACTTTGAATTTGAGCGACAGATGGTGATGTGACCGAAACGTTTTGCGGTCCCGTTGAATTACTATTAATCGTAGCTGTGGTATTAGTACCTGTACTATATGTAGCAGTAATATCGTTTGACATTTTTACCTTTTAAATCTTGTTTAATTACAATATTTATAATAATAAGGTACTAAATCAAAGACAATTATGTAATTTCAACTATTTTTTGTCAGCAGTTGCGTCAGAATTAGTTTCAGGTTTCTTTATGTCTATACCTAATTCCTTTGCGATAGCGTTATCATAGTGAGCTTGTAGAATTGCAATCTTTTCTAACTCTAAAGAAAGTTTAATTTTAGTTGCTTGCAAGTCTTGTCTTACTACAATAGAATTGTAAGTTTTAGTTGACAATTCACTTTTCTTATAGTCTTTACCGTCTATAGTAAAAGTTGGTTCTGTCGCAGGTGCTGTTGTTGAGTTGATTGTTTCACTACTCATGTTATATTTCTCCTTCTTATTATACGTTTGGTCTAACCGTCATTAGACCTTCAATTACTCTTGTTACCGTTCCTGAAGAATCTGTTATGTCTAAATCAAATACATATCTTGCAGGAGCTTCTAAAGCTGCTGTTTGCGTTGCAGTTAGTGACATGGTGACACCACCAGTCGTTCTATCTGAATTAAATGCTATAGTTAAATCTGTACGTGTTCTTGTACTTGCATAACCCAAAGCCATCTTTGCAGTTGCCGTATAACCAGTTAAATCTAACGCACTTCCTGTGCTATCTTTAACCGTTACGGTTGAACTGAAAGTTGCTCCTTGATCTATCGTAAAATTTGCTACAGCTGCCATACTACTATTTATACATGTTATTTATCTTTTGTATTAAATACTTTTATTCTTTCTTTAAAGGGTAATCTCTCAATTTTTAAACCTTCTCCGTTTCCCCAACCAATCACTCTATTATCATAGACATTATCAAAATATATTTCAGTACTTTGTTGATAATATTCTATTTCTTCTTGTATGTTATTTGTAAAAAAATCTACTAGTGTATTATATTTGCCTATCCCCCAATCATACGTTCCTAATTCAAATTCACCAGATGGTCTACAATTAAATTCTTGGAAACGTAATTTGCCAGTTTTTCTTTCTTTAGAAAATTCTGTAATCCCAATCCTGTTTCTAACACTTATATGATCTTTTAATTTTGTAAAAAACTTCTCTATTATAGCAATATCTTCTTTTTCAAAATAGTTAGTTGGATATGGATACTTATACAGATATGCAATATTATTACCTACAATATTACCATCTCCAAATTTACCTATAAAATGATTATATATATGATAGTCGCCATTGTTATCAATTATAAAGTGCTGGTCAATTGTATAATCATAATCAATATATCTTTGTATAAAATCATTTGGTTGTACTATATGATTTTTTTTAGCGTCAACAATTTTATAACCATCACCACCACCTGAATTACCTAAATCTGTTTTTACTATAATTTTATCATCAGGACCTCCTTCATCTACAGTAGGTATACCCATCAATTTAGCTACTCGGTCTTGTTCTTTTTTAGATATAAAAAACTTTAAAGCTCTTTTATCAAATTGTGTTTTAGTATTATAGTAAAGAGAAAGTTGATATTCTAATTTAACTGATGGCTCTTCATCTCTAAAATTGATAATATATTCAGGTTCAAAATCTAAATTTTTTATATAATATTGTGGATCATATAATTGTTTTTCTGGAAGATATGTGGTATATGGTTTTAATTTTTCACTTATGTTAAAATGATTATTATTAGCTATTTCAAACATCTTAAAATTAATACCGTACTTTAAACAAAACTCTACTATGGTTTCATTTTTTTTACGAGCATTTAATATAAGAATGTTTTTAGGTAAAAGTTTTCTATCTATATTGTCTGCAAATAACATACTATTCTCATCATTTTCATATAGTTATTTAGACGATAAATACTTGACGATTCCTATGGAGTGTGTTATAATATAGTATGAAAAATGTAAATATAGTATGTACATCTAAACCTGGAGATGGCCTTCTACATTATAGTTATGAGCATTGTTGTTTTCTGAATGATTTAGGTGTAAAAGCAAAACTGATAATCATAAGAGATCATAGATTTTCTGAGCAATCTTATATCAATGCTTTAAATGAATGTTATGTCAAATATGAAAATGTAGTATTTGATTTTTACACACCTAAGTCAAATGATCTTACATTGATTATGGGTAGAAGTATGTTGACCTTGGCATACTTAAATAAACATACTTACAATAATGATCAACTTCTAACTTTACATTTATTGTTTAGTGGCAATCTTATATCTGTATATTCTGAAAATCATATAAAAGAATATCCGATTGCATTAGGTTATTTTAAACCTAAAAAAGTTTATGACTTATGCGACCATGATGTATATGTTAATGGTATAGGAGAACAATTTGAAAAGATAATAAACTTTAGTATTTACAAACCTATAAAAGAAGATATACAATTTAAGTATTTGTTTTTAGGCACAAATAAAACATATTATAGAGAAGTAGAAAAACACATACACAATTATCCTGATCACGGTATTATAACATACAACGACAAATTTATAAATCCTAAACTAAACAATCTAATGGTGCCGATTACAAATATATTAGGTAAGTTTGAAACATATGTCTATACAAAACCTAACTTTGATCCTGCACCTAGACTATTCATGGAGTTTAGATGGCTCAAAAAAGAGGTCATTTATTTAAGGGATAAATATAAGCATGATGGCGGCAAAGTATATTGGAACAGACCAATTGTCTGCCTAACACAAAGTAAAGATAAAGTAAAAAATTTATTGAAATTGATATGAGCAAAGAAACACAAAAAGATTTAGTGATAACTGAAGATATACAATATTTTATGAATAGAAGAACATTAAATATTGACATTGGTTTTAGGTGCCCACTTGAATGTCCTAGATGTCAAAGACAAAGACAATGGCGTAACAATGGTCTTAAAGTGCCAGGACGTGATCTTACTTTAGAAGAAATAGATAAAATATCTGACTTCTATAACGACTTTCATTTTTGTGGTCAGTTATCTGATCCTGTTCATCACCCTAAATTTCCACAGATATTAGAAATGTTATATAAGAAAAATGTAAGATGTGAAATACATAACGCAGCCTCACAAAAATCTAAAGAATATTATATAAAATGTTTCAAAGCAAATCCAGACGCTCATTGGGTATTTGGTATAGATGGCCTGCCTGAAGAAAGTCATATGTATCGTATAAACCAAGACGGTGAAAAACTATTTAATATAATGATAGAGAGTAAAAAATATTTAAAACAAAAACCGATCTGGCAATACATTGTGTTTAGTTATAATGAAAATCATATAGAACAAGCAAAAAAACTAGCAAAAGAAAATGATATACCATTTATGAGAGTACTATCATCACGTTGGGAAGGTGATGATGATCCATATAAACCAAAGAATAAGGAGATAGCACTTAATGCCATCTGATAAAAAAATATTAGAACCTAGATGTATGCCAAAACATGGTTCAATAGAATATCGCATGTCGCCTGCTGTAACAAATAGAGGAGAACTAATACCTTGTTGTTGGTGTGATCAACAAAGAGCATTAAAACATCCTATTATGAAAGAGATGTTAAAAGTTAGTAAAATAAGTGATCATAATAGTATTGAAGATATATTACTAACAAAAGAATGGCAAGAGTTTGCAAAAAATTTAGCAGAGAAAAATTTAGATAAAGTCCTACCTGTTTGTATTATTCATTGTCAAAAAAGATCAGGTAGAGATAGACAAAAAATAGAAGAAATAGATGGTGTAGAAACCACACCTGGAGCAGACCTTGCTAAAAAAGAACGAAAACAAAATTAATGAAAAAAATATTATTAGTTGCAGGTTGTAGTTATTCAAATGAAAAATTTAGCTCAGTACATCATCCTGATTTAGATGTTAGTTGGCCTAAATGGCCACAATTACTTGCTGAAAAGTTAGATATGCAACTTGTAAATTTAAGTGAGTCGGGTGCAGGACAAGAATATATCTATAGTAATATAATTGATAAATTACAAACTATTGATCACTCTAAAATAGGTTTAGTTATTGCAGCTTGGAGTACAGCGCCTAGACGTGACTATCAGAAAGAAAGTTTATATTTAAAAAATAAAAAATGGACATATGATAAGAATGATATGGTTCAAAAGATTAAATGGACAAATGACATGTATGATTCAAAAGGTTGTATGTATTACTGGATAGATAAATCATTAAGATATTATTATAGTCTTCAGATGGTTTGTGAAAATTTAAAATTACCTTATAAACAATTTCAAATGGTAGATTTATTTAAAGGTTATCTATGGCAAGAACTTATTAGTAGAAGAACAAATGATGTTGCAGATAATAAACAAGTACCTATAATAAACAATGTTGCTGATCTTACAAAAGAAGAAAAACATTGGAAAGAAACACAAGAAAAGAAATACTTGGCACAAATACATAATAGTCCTTACTATGAGATTATTAATAGTAACTTCATAGGGTGGCCTACAGATCCAAGATTAAATGGTTATAGTGTAGGTGAGAAAGTATTAGATAATAATACCGATAGAATATCAAAAATTGATTTACACCCTAATAAACAAGGACAAGAAAAACTAGCGAGGTTTATATATGACAGGTTGGGATAGAGATTTTAAAGAAAACAAAATACACTATATGCACCTTTTTGAAAAGTCAATGCAAAAAGAACAAGAAGCAAACGTTGAGTTTTTAGAAAATAAACTTAAACTATACACAGGTAGAAAATATGTTGTTGCGTGTAGTAACGGCACAGACGCATTACATTTTGCTTTAAGAAGTTTAGGTATAAGAAAAGGTGACGAGGTATTAGTACCACAATTCTCATGGATATCTTCAGCGTCTTGTGTATCTATGGTTGGTGCAACACCTGTATTTTGTGAGATTGATATATTGTCTTATCATATGACGTTAGATAGTATTAAACGTATGTATTCAGATAAAGTCAGAGCGATTGTCTATCCACATCTATTTGGTAACATGTCTGAAACAAAAGAGATATTAGAATTTTGTAAAGAAAAGAATATTGCATTTATAGAAGACGCAGCTCAATCATTAGGTGCAAGTCTAAATGGCGTCAAGGCAGGATCAATAGGTGACATATCAACATTAAGTTTCAATGCAAACAAAGTTGTTGCTGGGATTGCAGGTGGTGGCGCTATCTGTACAGATGATGAAGAAAAAGCAAAGATGTTTAAGAAGTTACGAAAACATGGTGAAGGTGAGATGTTAGGTTATAACTCTAAAATGTTATTAATGAATGCCGAGTTTATTAATTTTAGATTAAGTAAGATGAAAGAATGGCAACAGAAAAGGCAAGAAATTGCTAAAATGTATGATGAACAATTACAAGAATATGTTACAATACAACCTACAACAAATGGTTTAGACCATAACTATCACAAGTATGTTATCAGATTACAAAATAAAAGAGTTAGAGATCATATGAAAAAAGTATTAGACGCAAAAGTACATTATGATATGCCTTTATCTGAAAAAGAAATGTATAGAGAAATAGAACATAGAGCAGATGATATGTTTATAAGCAAAATAGTTTGTGATACTATATTGTCTTTACCTATACACCCATGGATGACTAAACAAGAAGTTAATAAAATTATCAATACAATTATTCTTACATTAGAACATAAGAAAGATCAATTTGTAGAAGATATGAAAAAAATATTAGGTGATGATTTATTTGATGAAAGTTTATTAAAAGAAACAACAGAACCTATTTACGATTATATTGTAGAGAAGATATATCAAACACCAGGTTACATAGAAGAAGAACCATTTAAAAATAAAAGAAAGTTAAAGATAGCCTTTAATAAATTTTATGTCCAACATTGAGCAAAAAAATAAAAAGTTAAGATATAGAGATATAAAAAATATCAAAATGAAACCTATGTGTTTTGAAGAATTTGCATTTGGTATAACAAATAAGAATGAGTTAATACCTTGTTGTTATTGTGATGATAATAAAACTCTTAATGATCCTGATTTTAAAAAATTAACTGATGTTAGTAAGTTATCAGATTATGATAAGATAGAAGATATATTTAAAAACAAAGAGTGGAAAGAGTTTTACGATCTTTTAGCAAATGATAAAGCACCATGTCATGCATGTTATCAAACTTGTGGCGTAAAAGAAGATGGTACACCTATTATGGAAGTAAGAGAAGATACCTATTTCAAAGAAGGTACTGAAAAAGGTAAAAGAATAGTATGACATACGAAAAGTTTTGTAAAAGAAGATCAGTAAATTTAGATGGTAATCATAGATGTTCTTTATTATGTCCTAATTGTCCTAGACAAACAAAATATACAAATCATGGTTTGAAAGTTGCAGGTACAGATATATCTGAAAAAGATTTTGATAAGTGTATAAAGTTTTTTGGTCATATAAATTTTGAAGGACAATATTCAGATCCTGTACATCATCCTAAATTTTTAGATATGTTAAAAAAATGTTATGACAATAAAGTCTTTGCAACTATTCAACATGCTAGTGCAGCTAAACCTTTTAATTGGTACATGAAAGCGTTTAAGATAAATCCTAATGCCAAGTGGCGTTTTTCTATAGATGGTCTTCCTAAAGATAGTCATAAATATCGTATCAACCAAGATGGTGAAAAGTTGTTTAGAATTATGAAGAAGTGTGCTAGTATAATGAAATCTCAAGGAGAGATGTCAAACAAACCATTATGGCAGTACATTGTATTTAACTATAATGAAAATGATATAGAAACATGTAAGCAAATGGCTAAAGATATAGGGGTTGATTTTCTTGTAGTAAAATCTAGTAGATGGAATGGTGAAGATGATCCTTTAATGCCTAGTGAAAAGTGGAGATTATAATTGAAAACATTAAAAGAAATACAAGAAAATTATTTAGCGATAGACTTCTTTATGTCAATGTCATGTAATAAAGATTGTCATTATTGTACAAGTTATACTTTAGAGATGAGAAACTTGACGGTTGACATTGACTTTCTAAAACAAGTATTACATTATTTAAGAAATTATAAGATACGTGTTTGTTTACTAGGTGGTGAACCTGGTCTAATTAAAAATTTAGATGATGTTATTGCTGAAGTTAAAAAGAATCCTAATCATGTGTGTTCGGTACTATCAAACTCTTTTGTACGTAAAAGATATCCACATATACTAAAAGATCCTGATATACTTTATGTTGAACATAATATATTAGATTTTTATGAAGACGGTATTAAAAAACTTGGTAGTTTAGACTTATTACCACCTTATGGTTTCATAAAAGAAAATGATTATAACAATTACAATTTATGTGTAAAGACACCTAACTTTTTCAAATATAAACATTTGTTTCCTGAAGAAATGAAACAATTAGATCATAAGAATACAATGTGGAAATCATTTAATGGTAGAACACCTAACAAAGATGATATATTAGAAGTACATACTCAAGCAGCTGAAATAGATCGTAAGATGTGTGCAGCCTTTCCTATGGTACCTGTTATTGATTTTGAGAAAAGGCATATAGTACATTGTAGTAAAAAGTTTGCTAACAATGCTATTGTTTCAAAGAACTTTGAGATCACACAAGAAAATATAGACAAGATGATGAATTTTAGATTATTTAAATATGAGAACTATTGCAAAACATGTATGGAATGGGTTGAACCTAAAGGTCACTTTCCTATGAGAAAATATGCGAGGTTATTAAATGGCTAAAATATTTGCAGTAGCACTAAATTTACACGACCACAATACATATGATGGTGTCTTTCATAATCAAAGAGAAAGATTTACTAGATTTAAACATAATCTACCTTATCATGCTGAGGCATATGATCATCAATCAGACATATTAAATCCTGGCGACTACAGACTAAATGACGAGTTTGTAGATGATTATTTTAAAAAGGTAGATGATGGTATTCTAGCATTTACATATACCTATGGTGGTATAAGAAAAGCAAAAGAAGAATTACTTAATACAATATTAAAAGGGCATGATGAAATATTTAATTACGACCCTAAAGAATTGTGGGATTATTATTATAAAGATGGCATTTACTTTATAGATCATCATCAATCACACGCCGCATATGCTTTTTTAAACTCTGGTTTTTATCAATCAGATATACTAGCGATTGATGGTATAGGATCAAAATTTAGATGTGTATTCTTTGACAAAGACCAAAAATTAATAGACTTGTCAGATAAACTACCTATTGGTTGGTTGTGGAATCATATGTCTAACTTAACAGGTTTTGGCACACTAGGTGCTAGTAAGTTAATGGGTAAAGTTGGGTATGGTAAATATAGTGAATACTATTACAATATATTTGAAACTATACTTAATGGTCCTATTACTGAAAAGAAACAAAAACATTTTCAACATATTAAGTTAGATAACATAGATGATCTAGCACATACACTACAAAAATTTACAATAGATAAAATAAAAGAGTTTGTCTATCCGTTAAAGAGTTGCGATAACTTGTGTATTGCAGGTGGTGTTGCTTACAATGGTTATATGAATGAAGAATTTACAAAACACTATGAGAATGTATTTGTGCCACCTGCTGTAGGTGATGAAGGTCAAGCAATAGGTGTTTATCAACATGCTGATTACATGATAAACTATAATGTACATAAGACAGAAACATTTGCTGGTAAAGAATACGATACTCTTCCAGACGTATGGCCCTACAAATACGAACACGCTGACTATAAAGATATTGCACAGGCAATTGCTGATGGTAAAATAATAGGTTGGTTTCAAGGTAAATCAGAAAGTGGTAATCGTGCATTAGGCAATAGATCAATACTAGCAGATCCTCGTAATCCTGATATAAAAGATATTATCAATCATACAATAAAGATGAGAGAAGACTTTAGACCATTTGCACCTGCTGTATTAGAAGAACACTACAAAGAATACTTTGATACAAGATTGCCTAGTCCTTATATGAGTAGAATATGTAAAGTTAAAACAGATAAGGTGCCTGGCATTACTCACGTTGATAATACAGCAAGAATACAAACGGTCAATAAACAATTTAATGAAAAGTTTTACAATATTATTAATGAGTTTTATAAGATAACAGGCATACCAATGTTATTGAATACTAGTTTTAATTGTAGAGAACCTATAGTAGAGAGTCCTAAACAAGCGATAAATACTTTTAATAGAACGGCATTAGATATATTAGTAATTAATGATAAGGTGATATGTAAATGAAACATTTTGATTTGTTAGAACAAAAAAGAAAACACGTAAAGACCTATAAAAAAGATATTCCACCTAAAGAAATTATAGAACGAGCATTATACAAAGCATGGAAAACATCACCATCTAAAAATAATGCAATGGCGTATGAAGCACTTGTATGGGGGCCTGATAAACAAAAAGAAAAAGACGCAATACATGGTTTAGTTGTTAAGTGTCATGCTGATGTAGAAGACAAGGCAGTTGCAGATGGTGAGGCAACAATAACACAAGGTGCAAAAGTAGGTGAATATGAAAACCCATACTACAGACACATAAAAGAAAACCCCTATTTAATTACTATGCATAGCCGTATAGCACAACCTAACAAGTTTTATCAAAGACACATTAAAAAAGGACACTTCTTTGATCAAGCATACGAAACACATGTTAAAAAATTGATTGATAGTGTTGCTGTAGAAGTTGGTATATTCATTGCCAATCTAACAAACTATCTACTAGAAGAAGGACTTGACATATCGTACAACTCTTGCTTTAAAAGAGATCCAAAACATTGGCATAAGGCAGGACTAACTATGGTTAAGTGGTACCCTCATGTTATGCTTACTTGTGGATATGCAGAAAGATATAGACGTGAGGATTTAGTTGAATGGAAAATAGAACATGAAGATAAAAAACCTGAAATGGAGGAAATTGTAAAATGGATATAGAAAAATTAAATAAAGTAATTGATCAAGTAATCACACCTGAAATGGATGAGATTATACAAAAACAAGAATTAATAGGTATGAGAATAAGTGCAGGTATTGACTCTGCATTTATGACCTATCTTATGATGGCTAGATACCCTAATAAGAAATTATTACCTGTTACAATGTTTAATAAGCAAAGACCTGCAGCTATGGACGCAGCATTAAATGTTGAAAGTAAGTTAAGAGAACTATTACCTAATAGCACATTGTTAGAAGCTGAAGTAGCATTTTTTGATACATCTGGTTGGAAAAAAACTAAAGAGATGGTAGAAGAATTTGAAAAAAGCGCAAAAAAACAAAACCCTAAAGATGGTTCAGTTCCAAAAAAATATAACCCTAAAGATGTATTTCAACAAGAATATTACGAAGGTTTATATAAAAAATATCCTGAACTAAATGTATATATGTCAGGTGAAACTCTAAACCCACCTATAGAAGAACAACCTAATATAATTACAGATAGTTTTAGTGGTTTTCCTAATGATAGAAACGTCAAAAGGAATCTTGTATCAAAAAGAGAAAAGAAAATGATTGACGGAAAACTTTTTTATTATGATACTTCCAAATATGAGATAAGACCATTTCGTAATATGAATAAAAAAGAAGTTGCAGGTTTAGTAAAAGAACTTGGTTTAGACAAAACTTTATTTCCTGTAACTGAAACTTGCGAAACAGAAATCTTTGTGTATCCAAATATGACTAGAGATTTTAATATGACTTATACAAATCCTGGTGCAGAACCTTGTAAAAGATGTTGGCCTTGTAGAGAAAAATATTGGGCATACGGTTTGTATGACTTTAATAATATAGAAACGGTTGATGAATATAAGTTATAATGATTGATCTACAACTCTTTAAAAACATAATCAAAGAAGGCAGACACAATACCGATCTGTTAGACTCGTATAGTCCTAATCAGTTTAAATCAAAACAGAAATTAGAAGATATGATACATAATTATGTTGATATTAATTCTGAAACTGAAATAGTAATATTTGGTGGGTGGTATGGCAGTATATTAATACCAATGTTTAAAGAAGTTAAACAGATTACTTTACTTGATATAGACGAAGAAGTAAATACGATTGGTAAAAGAATATTTGCACATTACAAAAATGTAGAATTTAGAACTGAAGACGTTTTTGGATGTAACAAATTAAAACAATATAGACGTGCTAATCTGTTTATAAACACGTCTTGTGAGCATATGGCACCTATGAAAGAATGGCCTTTATGGGAATGGATATTAAGAAAAAACAATCCATACTTTGCATTTACTTCAAACAATATGTTTGATATAGAAGGTCATATCAATTGTGTTAATAATATAGAAGAATTTAAAAAACAATTACCTGATACATCAAAAGTTTTAACTGAAAATGAAGTTACAGACGAAAGAGGCAGTAGATATTTGTTAGTAGGTAAAATATGAAAAGAGTAATATATAGTTTTTACATTGATATACCAAAAGATGAACTTGATATATTTGATAAGAATATATTAATACCAAATAAATCTGTACCTATAAATTATGTCACAAAGGATGCCTTTAAAGAAAACTATACAAAGTTAGTAGCATGTAAAAAATGGTATGCAAAACAATTGGGCGTAGATTTTAAAATGTTTGAGTATGATGTAGATTTTATCTTATATAAAGAAAATATGCAAAGAAAGTATCCATATATTACAGCATACAATGTAGTAAATTTTTATAAGATACATTTGTTTTACGAACTTGCCAAAGTATATGATGAAATACTTTATTTAGATTTTGATGTAGTACCTATGCATGCTGATAATTTTTTTGAGGCATGGGACTTATCAAAAGGTATTGCAATACAACACAATACACACAAAGTTATTCCTATGGATGCTGTAACTGAACGATCACAAACTATTCGTAGTCCGACAGCAAAATATTATAACGCCCAAGCAATGTTATTAGATAGAGGATTAAATCCTAAACATAATGTAGTCAATACAGGTATTGTTGGTGCAAGTAAAGAGTACATACAAAAACTAAAATACTTTGATAACTTTGACTCTGATATGGCAGAAATGAGCAGACTAACTAAAGGCCATGATATGTATCCTAAAAAGATTACAGACTTTTTTGGTTGGGATAATGAAACATTATTTGCAGTTAAGATAGCAGAAAATGATGTACCAATACAATGGTTAAATCAAAAATGGCATTACTTCTTTTCTGATCAAGGTTTTGTACCTAAATCAGTTGTACTATGTCATGCTATCAATAAAAAATTTGACGTTGTTTGGAGAGCGTATAACAATGCTTAAAATATGTACGGTATATTTTGAGGGTCTATATCACCCTAATGCAGTTTCAAAATTATACAGATCACTAAAAGAAAATAGTACGGTGCCTTTTGAATTTGTTTGTCTTGCAGATAGAGGTGTGGATGCTGATGTTGTTTTACCTTACAATTATCATAGTAACATTAAAAAACATTGGCACAAATTAAAGTTTTTTAGTAATCAATTCGCATATCAAAATCCTGGTGATGATATAATTATTATGGATATTGATCAACAGATTGTAGGTAATGTTGATGAGATATTAAACTATCCTGTAGAAGAAGGAGAGTTACTTACATATGATAGTTGGTGGAATGTTAAAACAAATAAATTTGCTGATAGAGTTATAATACCTATCAATGGTGGTTTTTATAAGTTTAAATCAGGTAGTTTTAATTATATATGGGACGATTTCTCATTAAATCCAGAATACTGGCAATTACACTACTATAACAAAGGTGATGTTCATTACAAATACTATGGCGAACAAAACTATGTCTATTGGAAACTAGATGAACATAAAGCAAATATTAAGTATCTGCCAGGTGAGTGGGTTGTAAAATATACAAATGAAGATAGACAAAACGTAGAACTAAATAAAATGTATGCTAAAAAGTTTGATACAGATTATATGATACTAGGTGACCCACACGAAAATATAAAAATAATACACTATTTAGGACCAAGAAATGGAAAAGATATTTAAAGATAAAAAAATGGCAGCTGTTACAAACAGCATGCCTGGTAATGTAGATACTTCAGACTGGTTTAAAAGTTTATCTGAAACTGGTGAAGAAAGAAAACAAGACAAAAACTCTATTATGAATAGAGCAAAAGATAAAAGAAGTTGGTTTTGTATTCACCCTTTTGCTGAAATGTTTATAGAACTAGACGGTTCTTATAAGGCATGTTGTCTTGCAGGTAAAAGTGATAAACATAATATAAACAATACACCTATAAAAACATGGATGGAAGATAGTGATTATCTAAAAAATTTAAGAAAAGAAATGTTAGATCCTGCAAAACATGGTACTAAAGCAATTAATGAACATTGTATAAGATGTGTTAAAGATGAAACAAGATATGGTAAATCTCGTAGAACACACCACATGTGGCGAGAGTCAAATAGTAAAGATCGTTGGGATAGAATCGAAAGAAACGTTAGAATGTATGAGCAGTCAGGTCAATGGACATTTGACGAAAGAATAATGCAAATACAATTGAAGTCTTTTGGTATTGAATGTAATTTAGATTGTCATATGTGTAACCATGATAGCTCATCTATGCGTATTGATATGATGAATAAACATAATGTTTATAGTGAAAAAATGTTTGGCACAATGAAAAACACACAGCGTAAAATTAAACTTGTTGAAGATAATTTAAACAAGATAGATAGAAAATCAGTTGTAGATCAAATAAAAGAACTTGCACCATATCTTAATAGTATAAAAATTATAGGTGGTGAGCCACTAATAATGAAAAAGTATTTTGATTTTTTAACTGAAATAGTTAAGACAGGTCACGCACCTTATATAACGGTTAAGTTTCAAACTAATCTTACAAAACTAGGCGAAGGCAAACATAAATTTATTGACTTTATACCGCAGTTTAAACAAGTTTCATTTACTGCCTCTATTGATGGTATTAATGAAAACGCTGAGTATTTAAGAAGAAGATCAAACTGGAAAGAGATAGAAGAAAATATTGAATTATTAAACGCTGATAAGTACAAAGGTAAAGCATATATTGATGTAAATTCTGTTGTTACTTGTTTTAGTGTATTACGTTTTGATGAAGTAATTAAATATTGTGCTGAAAATCCAGGTATAAGAAGTGCTGGTTGGTTGATGATTGAAAGACCTAAATCATTAAGAGTAAATAACTTACCTAGAAAATTAAAAGATCAACTTATACCAAAGTATGAAGGTTGGCCTGATATTCAAGCTGCATTACGAATGCCTGAAGAACCAGACAATGATTTTCAGGATACATTAAATTATATGTTACAACAGGATAAAGCATATGAAGGAACAAAATGGGAATCACATTTATTTGATACATTCCCAGAACTAAAGGAATATTATGAAGGCTCCTATCCAAAGAATAGTTAATATAGAACAAGAAAAAGAATATATAAAAAAAATTCAAAAGTGTCAAAGAAATTGGGACTATTCAAAAACTATGCCTAAAGAGCATGTTGATTATCTTTTGTGGGTAGCTCAAAATGCACCATCAAAACAACATGAAGCATATTATGATATTCATTATTCAACAGATAGAAAAGTAATAGAAGAACTTTATAAGTGGTCGTGGGGATATACTCATTCAGGTAAACCACCTGCAACGTGGCGTAATCCACAAATGAACGCTAATCTGTTTATGTTATTTGTTATGAAACATCCACCAACAAGTAGAAATTATTTAAATCATGGTTCTGTTACTCCAACAGATCATCCAGCTAGATGGGAAAATGGATTAGTTGCAGTAGGTACTGCGTTAGGATTAGTTATGAGAGCAGCTGTTGAACTAGGTTATGCAACTGGTTGTAATAAGAATAATAGTCAAGGACCTGATTGTGATTTTAATTGGGAACGTAGAATGGGTTTATATGAAGATATACACATACATAAAAAGAAAAAGATGTTATACGGTGTAGGTATAGGTTATTCACAAGAAGGAAGACCTAGAAATGAATCAGATGATAACGAACTAGTAATAGGTGCAGCTAATGGGCATAATCTTTCTTTAAAAGATAGAGGTGAGGAACGAGATGTAAGAGGACGAAAATATAGACAATGTTCTATAGTTGATATAACTAAATCAGATAAAGCAACCGACCCTTATGGTAATGTACATGAGTTACCAGACAAAGCTGTTTTTTATACCATGTCACATCTTCCACGTGAAATTAATATATACGAAATTAAATGAGAATAATTTGTTGTAGATTTGGTGATAAGTTTAATCAATGGCATGTTGATAACTTAAAACATATGATAGACGAATACTCTGGTCTAAAGTATGATAGTTTTGAAGTTATAGAAGATGATCTATATGGCAATTGGTTTAACAAGTTTCAAATGTATGATAGATTTAGAGATGGCGAAAATCTATACTTTGATTTAGATTTAGTTATCTATGATAAGTTACCCGATCTTATAAGAAAAGATTTTACACTATTAGATGATACATGGTGGAGAGAACCTGCTCATACACCTTTAAACTCATCTATAGTATCATGGACTGGTGATGTATCTCACATATGGGATAGATTTAAAGCAACAGATGAAGCCTTTATAAAAAGATTTACAAAAGGTAGTGATGAATGGTATTATAAATTTATTGATTATAAAACTTATGATAAAGTTTGTCCTTCAATTAAAGATTATCTATATAAACAACCACCTCAATTTAGTGTATGTACTTTAGGACAAATGCACCATCTACAAGAAAAGGGTTGGACTGGTTGGTATTCTGAATACTTTTTAGACAGGTAATTTTAAATCGTTAAAGTTTTTAACAATATCTATATCAAAACATTTATCTTTTTTGATTTCATTATATAGTGTTGCAAAACCATTTATATTTTTTTCAAGGTCATTGATACCTTTTTGTTCATATTCAATAGTCATAGGTAAATATATTTTAGTTTTAAAACCTGCTTTTGACCAATGATATGCACCAATAGATTTACTTTTATATACGCAACCCGAAGTATTTGTGCCTGTTACAATTATTTGTGTATCTGTTTTATCAATATTAATAAAATCTTTAAGTTTTGATTTTATGTAATCTATAGAGTATATTTCATCCCAAGGAACATCATTAGTTCCAGGAATAGGTGTCACAAACGGAAAACCTTTTAATGTTGCCATCTTTTTAAGCTCTAATAATCTTTCATCATTTTGAGGTATTGATGTTGAAAAAATTGCACAATTTGTCTTATCAATAAAACTTGATGATATTATTTCAGTTAATGCTGAATATCTTATACTATCATTATATCTATCTGTGGTTAAAGCAGGATGACCATAAAAATCAATTAATAATATTAGTGTTTTCATATCCACTCAAAAGTTTGATGTTTCTCTGGTTTTATTACACCTTTTAATATATGATGTATTCCTCGCTTTATCACTTTATCTTCCGTATCTGGTCTTTCGTATCCTAAACTTAAAGCAAGAGTAGGTTCTACTTCTTCTTTTTTTAACCAGTCATATTTTTTAATTAATTTGTTTGCATTAAGACATGCAGTATAACTTATACTTAAACCTTCTTCCATAGCAACACCAGTCAATATAATACTAAACATACCAATTTCTACATTTGAAATTTTACGTGTTAATTTTTTTACATCATTGACGATATTTTTTTTTTCATATGTTTCAGAAAGTTTTGCATTTGGTACAGGTTTTGTAGGTACTAACAATAAAATATAAGGTGCAAAAAGTTGAGAATTGCCGTGTGGCCACCGATGATTATAAATTACATTATTATGTTCATATTGCCTAACTAAATCTAATCGGTATTTATTTCTTAAATTAAGATCGGGATATTCAACCTCAGAAGCCAATTCATACATGTCCATTTTGATTTTTTTATGTTCAGGACCTAATATCTTAACAACATAAGGCATGAGTTTTTGTTTTGATGGAACAAGATCATGTGCTTTATGTAAGACCTTTTCAATCAACTCTTTAGAAGGAACCTTCTCGTGGTCATAATATCTTGTTTGATGGCGACCTTCAAAATCTCCTATTTGCATTTAACCCTCTACGATTTCTAATGCAGCCTTCAATACTTGTATTTTGGTTTTTGCCTGTCTTAACTTTTTCTTACCCTCATTGTTAGATGACTCACTAATCTCTTTAGTTTCAAAACATGCTAATTTTAATGCAAAGATTTGATCAACATTATCATTGTCTTCAAATAATGCAGTTAAGATTTTAGGGTAAAATTTAGTATCTAGTTTTTTATTTTCAAACTCAAATATAAGACCTTCTTTTTCAGCAATTCTCATAACAGATTTTTCAAACTGCTCTTGTTCAAGTTTGTTTCTTTGATAAGTTGCCTCATGCAATTGATCAATATTCATTTTAGTTTGAAGTGCTACCCATTGAGGATGGTTTTCTTCGTAAGGTATGATTGTAGAAAATACTTTACTCTTATCTTCATTAGTTGTTAATACTTCAATGTTTTTTCTTTCTTGGTCAATAAAGTATGCATTGACAAAATTATCTTTTAGATATTCTTCAGTTATAGCGCTTATCATTGCGGTTCTCCTTTATGTATTCATATAAATTAACTTGTGGTGTCCAACCAATATTATTTAGTAGGGTATTATCAGCAAGGTTATCTAGTCTTTCGGTGTGTTCTCCCACAACCCTTTCACAATCTATACCAAAATGTTCTATTAACTCTATAAGATTGTTTGTAGTACCAGAACCTATATCTGTAATACCCTTAACGTTTGACTTAATCAAACTATCTATCGCTCTCACTAAATCGTCAACGTGTATAAAATCTCTACTATGATTTGTGTTAATGTAAGGAACATCATTTCGTAATATTCTTGGTATTAACATACTTTCTCTAGCATTGGGACCATATACGGTTGTAAATCTCATACCTACACTATTAGGTGGTGCAATCTGTTCAAGGCTATACTTACTCATGGCATATGGATTTTTCCATGGCTCGTGTGCTGTTGATGAACTTGCGTATAAGATTCTTGTGTCTTTGAAATATTGAAATAGTCTTTGACCTGCAATTACATTTTGTTCCCAATATTCTGTTGGTCTATCTAAACTATCTCTAACGCCAGATAAACCAGCAAGATGTATAACTAAATCTACAGAATATTTTAAGTCGCAGGAAAGTAAATCATTGCCAGACTCTTTGTCTATGCAAATTACTTTGTGACCTTGTTCGTTTAAGAATTTATTTAAGTGTTGACCTATGAAGCCTTCACTACCTGTTAATAATATATCCATAATATAATTTATAATAGAAATAATTATCTATTATGATTTGTGTATTCGTAAGTAGTATGTAGCTGCAGTTGTTGCCGAACCATTAGGAAACTCCTGTGCTCTATAGTCATCATTGTTTACTTGTCTTGTTTGATAGTTACCAGAACCATTTAAAATAGTATCTGCCATACCAGAACCTCTTGTATTACCAGAACCAGAAGAACCAATATTGTAACTTAAAGAATAACCATCACCAGATGATACTGCTGTGTATTGCATCCATTCTTGTAATAATGAGTCAAATGCAGCCGTTGTAAATTCTTTGATATTATTAGAACCATCTAAAAAGTATGGTTCAGTATATGTAATTTGAGAACCTGTAATTTTATGTAGATAGTAGTTTGTGATAGTTGTCGGTTGGTCTTGTGTTTCAGGAATTGATCCTGCTGAATAAGCACCTGTATCTGCTCTTGTATCTGTAAAGATAGCAGTGTTTGATCCTGATACTTCAGTTGATCCAGAAACAGATGTACTTGTTGAAACGTGATAAGTACCACCTTGTTGTGTTCCTGTTGAACCAGAAGCTAATAGATCAATCGCTGGGTGTAAAAATGTATCTTTTACATCCGTTAAACTCATTGCTTGTATTTGTCCTGATGAATTATAATATACAGGCCATGTTTTACCAGTATCTGCCGTAGGCGATCCTGCTGTTCTTGTTTCAGTTACTTTGTCGTAAGTAACGGTTACGGTTTGTGGTTCCTGTGTTGTTCCTTCACTTGGAAAACCTGTTGTACTCGTTGATTGAGCACCAGCAGACTTTCTTGTGTCATTGATGGCGTCAAGTGTTCCACCAGATGAAACTACTGATAAAGCAACACTAGGACTCAATGAATATTGATAGACTGCTTGATCAACAATATCGTCAACCATTGAAGTCGTCATCTCTCGTAGATTACCTGAATCTACATATAAAGGTTTTACTACTGCCATAATTTCCTCTTATTTTCTTGGTAACTCACTTAATAGTAAGTACCCCTTTCTGTTATTTATATGTCCTAAGCGCCTGCACCGAACAAAGTTTTAACTACCGTTCCACCAGAGTTTAAAATCTGCAAGGTTACTACACTTTTTAATTGATCTTGCCCGATAGCGTCATTAGCCATATTGGCTTCTGCAACCGTATCTGTACCGATCATTGTACCTGTAACAACACCACTACTACCTGTAGTGACTATTGTACCTGTTTCGTTAGGTACCGTTATTGTTCTATCTGCTGTTGGTTCTACAGCTTTTATTAAAATTTCATGGTCGTCTTGTGATGATCCTTCAAAAACGATACCAGCTTCAGTTGGGCCTGCTGATGTGTAAAAGAAACCACTAGTTACTACGTCTTTAGCGCCAAAGTCAACAAATGATTGTGAACTTGATATATTATCTGCTGTTAATGTTTTACCAGCAGAAAGTGATAGATCATCATCAACCGTTACGGTACTACCTGAACTTGCAATTGTGCTACTTGCAAATGAAATCTGACCTAAAGTATGTGTACCTGTACCACTAGCAGTAAAGTTGCCAGCAATAGTTACATTATCTGTTAATGCATATGTAATCGTATCTGTTGCTGATACCGTAGGCGTTAATTGATTAGCCGTACCTGCAAATGTCATAGTTTGAGCATTTGTAACGGTTTGTGTATTTGAACCATCTGAAATAGTAAATGCTAAACTTCCTGCAATAGAAGCATATAATTCATTAACAGCGCCTATTACAGACGTTGCAGAAATACCAGCATTAAGTGTAGCAATATCACCAAAGTCAGTTGCCGATAGAGCATTAAACTCGGTTCTAAATTCTTCTAAAGTTTGCGTTGCTGTTATTTGTCTTGCAGCCATTATTTTTTAAGTACCTCTTTTAATAACTTTTTTATTTCAAAAAAGTCTTGTTTTAAATTATTTATCTCTCTTATTGCACCTCTTAATTCATCACTTTGAGAGTCTCTTGCCTTTACTCTTTTCATGTAAAGTTGATATTCAGACTTACTAACATTTACAATTGCGTTAGAGTTTGTGTCCCTTACTAAATTTGTATGGTTTTCTACTCTAATTCTAGCCATTAGATTGCCAACGCAATTCCTCTCATATCTCTTAATACTGGTGGATATGCAGAATTGGTTCCTTTCATAACTATTTTTAATTGAAATGATGTAAAGTCATTAATATCACTTGCCGTAAATTTGTATTCTTTAAATGTAGTATCATCTTCAGCAGGTACTACAGATACGTCTGGACTACCATCTGAATTAAAAGGTGTCCAACTTAAATCTTCTATCTGTCTATCATCATCTGGTCCTGATGTTCTAAAATACATCTCTACTTCAGATTCTGCTCTTATATTTGCAGTTAATCTAATGTCTAATGCTTTTGAGTTGTTTTCTAATTGAACTGCTTTAGTACAATACACAGCAGCCGAACTTGTTCCTGTACTTGCTGTATCAGCAACAAAATTAGGAGTGTTACTAGATGAAGGACTATTTAATCTGTTAGAAATTGTAAATGCACTCATTCTTTGAGTATCTAATACAGGTGATTGTTTTGTATTAGTAGTTGATAATTCTAAAATTGTATATAGTGATTTACCTGTACCTTTTGCAGCTACACCTAATGTACTATCGCCTGACTCATTAATTTCACTTGCAACTAATTGAGGTGCTGTAAAGAATAAGTTGTCATTATCAACAACAGCAAGTTTGTTTGCAAGTGTAGTTGTTGAAAATGCTGTTTCTGATCCATGTATTGATTTACCTGATGTTGTTCTTACAAAGAAATCTATATTTGTATTAGGTACTGACATAGTTTGAATACCACCCAAGTTTAATACATCAAATGCTCTGTTTTGTGTTGCCGTTACAGATGAACCACCAACATCACCTGTTGCAGTAGCATTTGATGAACTTGTAGATGTAACATCATAACTATCTAAAGTTACGTTTGAAATACTTGTATATGTACCATTAATTTTATCGTGTGCAAGACCATTGTAAGTACCAGTTGCTACACCAGCAATAGTTACCGTATTATTTGTACCATACATACCGTGATTAGGGTGGAATACTCTAATTAATTTAGAACCGTTTGTTGTTCTTAAAGGATTAGTTTTAAGTGTTCTTGTACCTAATGTATCGTTAGTTAATGTAACCGTACCTGTAACGTTACTAAATTCTGCTCTTCTTAATTTAAATTTCATATCTTCATTTTGTTCAGCAGACCATGTCATACCGTTTTGAGATTTAAATAATACACCAGCGTATGGTTGAGCAGATATTGTTCTATTTGAGTCTAATGATGTTTCACCTATTCTTGCTACATAAGCATTGTAATCTTGTGAGTTTGCCATAACGACAAAACAATGTTCTACGTTATTTTGTATGTAAACAGGACTATCAAATGTAAATGTTGTAGCAGATGTACCATCTGTACTTGTATTTACAGCTGCAGGTAATAATGTCTTTTCTGAAAACGGTAATATCTTTTGACCTGGATAACCATTTACAACATCTCTTATTTGAACCGTGACTGGTATAGCTGCGTCTTTTGTACTAAAGAATATGTCTATAGATGTTAAGAATACACCACCTTCATCATCAATTAAGAAAGTTTGAGCAAGTGGATCATGGTAACCAACTTGTCTTTCTTCCGTTCTTGTAGATGTTCTTGTAATAGTTTGATTTTCAGTAACCGATCTCATCTCTACTCTTGCTTCTCTACTTGATAAGATAGTTTCTCTAACCGTTTCTAATAAACCT